GGTTTCGGTTACATCTTCCCAGCCTGGCGTCATGGCCCCGGTGTTTGGGTCTTGTACATCGGCGCGGCGCTGGATGGTTATCAAGTGGCGCAGGCTTCCGGCTCTCACGCTATACCCCCAGACCTACACGGTAGAAGTGGAGCAGCCGATCAACCGCAGGATTGTCTGCTCGGCTCATGCCTACTATTTGCCCCTCACGGTTCTCGTACAGATCCCCAATAATCAGCAACATTGCAGACTTGATTGATGCCGGTACGGGCACCTCCGCGCCTTGGGCATCCAGCCAGGGAATGCTCCGGCCAAGGTATTGCGCAGCGTAGTCCTCTGCCGCATCACCTAGACTTTCGAGATACTCGTCCTGGCTTCCGCCGTCCACTCTTAGGTGCATCTTGATTTTGTCCAGCGTCATCACGTTCATCTTCTGGCACCTCGTGGATTACCTTTGTTTTATAAACCTCAACGAAGCGCTTGACTGGAACAAGTTGCGCCTCGGTTGCTTCAAATTCTTGGCCCTTCAAAATGCGGCCTAGCTGGTCGTGCAGAAAGCCTTTAATTGCTTTGCATTTCATGTTCAACTCCAGAAGCAGGGCCGGTTTTACCCGGCCCGCTTGTTCACTTAGACCGCTGTGATAGGTCCATACATAATGCCAGCAGGACGATCAACGCCCAGGCCGAGGCGCTCTTCTGCACGAATGGTCACCAGGTTCTTGGTGAAGTCATCGCTCACAAAGCCCATCTCTACCACGGCGCCTTGACGCTGATAGATGATGGCCGATGTACGCAGACTGCCGATCAGGAACTGACCAACGGTCATGTGCTGAGACATAACCACCGATACACCGAACGGCTGAGCCCCTGCATTCGTGCCAGGTGCGCCGTACAGGTAAGCGCCGGAGCCGGAGCCTTCGCGCAACAGTTCCATTTCCGCCCAATCAGCCGGGTTAACGATAACGGTATCCACCACTTCGCCCACGGCCCAGCGATTGTATTTCGCTTTGTTGATCGACTCGACCAAGTTAGCGCCGGAGGTTGCGGTGAATGCAGTGAAGTTACCGGCATCAGTCAGGCCAGAAAGCAGCGGGGTAACACCGGTGCCATTCAGCAACTGCTGGTCGATGCGCTGTGCCAGGCCATCACGCAAACGTGTATCGATATATGAAGCCACTGCAGGTGCGTCAGCCAGAAGCTGATTGGACACCTTGATCCAGTGTGCAACAGTCTCGATTTGCACGTTGTACGGCTCGAACGTGATGGCAGACTCGGCTTTCAAAGCAGCTTCTGCTACCTCGGCTGCGCTGTTGGTCCATGCCAATTCGCGCAATGAGCTGACAGAGTTGCTGGCAACAGTGATGGTCGGGATCTGGCCACGAATGGTCAGAGGTGCAAAGCTGCCAGGGATGACGCCGGGGCGCTGTACTTCGAACGGGCTGTTCTCGCCAGTGACAACGGTGTTCTTGACTTCAAACCGTGCCTTCTCACGCTGGCCGCTGGCCATCGCCTTGAACTGCTCAGACTCGATGAACTCAGAGCCCGCCGTGCTGCGCTTCTCGCCCTCTGCAGTTGCAGGGGTTTGACGCTGTGCCAGGTCGGCCAGCTCGTCGCGCATTTCCTTGTACTTCGCGGAAAGCTCGTCAACGCTGCCGGTCAGCTCAGTGGATGCCTTGCCGTTCTTTTCGATTTCAGCGGTGTGCTCTTTAAGACGCGCATCCAACTGGTCCTGAAGGCTCTTGAAGCCTTCCTCTACTTGGGTTTTCATTTCATCACTCATTGTGTACTCCTGCGGAATTTAAAATTTAAGTTGCTGGAAAACGCTCGAAATCTCTTCGGGCTGGCTTTTAGATTCAGAATCTCTCTGAACCAGGGACTTTATGCGCGATACCAGCTTTTGCGCTTCGGTCCTCGAAAAGCCGCCTGCATCTCGCAGGAGGCGTTCTACTTCTTTCAGTGATTCGCTGTCCTCAATAGCGGACTTCACGTCACCAACTTGTGCGGCGAGATCGGCGGGCGACTCCACGACACTGATCTCGACCAGATCAATCTCCTGGAGGTTGTAGCCGCCTGTCTCGTTCTCGGCTTCCTTGATCGCCCGGTAGCCAATGGACAGGCCGGTCACGGCGCCATGCTTCAATAGTGCGTATGCGTCATCTGCTACGGAGTGGCCCTGTGTCAATTCGCCTTCAACGAACAATCCGGTTTCGTCCTCTTCCATCTTTGTCCACTTGCCGATCACCGGGCCGAAGTGATTCCATCGCATGGCTATGGGCCGTGTGCGCTCTCCGAGCGTTGACTTGTAAGCTCCCGGCATGATCGTATCGCCGTAGCTGTCCACTCCACCAAAGACAGAGGCATAGCCGGAGAACTTGCGGCCATCGCCAACCATCTTCAGGTCTGTCGATTCGAGGCTAAGATTCTTGCGCTTCATTAGGCTTCTCCACAGGCTTTTGCCCTGCTTGTTGAATTGGCACCATCGCGCCCTGGATTAGTAACTGGTCACCGCCCTCAAGGGCTGGCTTGCCCTCACTGATGCGGGCTTCGTTGGGTGTGCATTGGCCGGAGTTGATCGCCTCGCGGTTGGCCTGCATCCGCGTAAGCAGGTCGGCTCTCAGCAGGGCGGCATCGAAGTCGAACTCACACTCATACTTACCGGCGTCCTCGGTGCTCATCAGCCATCGCGGGACGGATGCCTCGATCTTTTCAAGGTATGGCCGGAGGTTCAGCTTGTAGAAAGCTGAAAGGATCTCGTAGACGTTGGAGCCAAGGGACGACTGGCCGAAAGTCTGGTTCAGGAGGATGGACGGCACGCCGAAGAAGCGTCCTATGTCCTCGATCTGGAAGCGCCTGGAGTCCAAAAGCTCAATATCCTGGGGGCTCATGCTGACCTGGGTGTAATTCATACCGGCTTCAAGCACGAATAACTTGTCCTCGTTGCCTTCTTCCAACCCTGCGAAGGCGGTGCGAACCTGCGCCCGCTGCTCTTTGGTCAGCGTCTTGTCAATGGTCAGGATGCCGGAAGGCTTCGCGCCGTTGCTGTAAACCTTGCTAACTCTGTTATCTGCCGCGATGGCAATGCCGATAGAGTTGCGGGCGTAGGACAGTGGAGACAGCCCCACAATGCCGTTACCGAACAACTTGACGTGCCACATAGACTCAGAGCTGTACACCTTGACGTTGGCGCCGGTGGTGTAGGTGTGAATCACCGTGCCATCCGGTAACAGTCTGGTTTCAATCTGTGAAGATGACACCGGCAGCAGGCCGACAATCCGGGATCCGGAGCGCTGGATGATGGCGTAAGCGTTGCCGCTGATAGCCAGGTTCAGGGCCATAGACTCCCAGAACTCCACATCCGTCTGGTATTGGTTTGGTCTTGTGGTAAGGACGCGGTGCAGCGGGTGATCAAAGGCTATCTCGCGGCCCTTGTCCGTCACCTTGTAAACGTTGAAAGGCATGCTGCCGATGGATTCAGAGATAAGTTTAACGGCAGCCCAGACCGGGCTGATCTGCATAGCGGTATCAAAGCTAACCTCTGCCGCTGCAGTTGTGGCGTAACCGCCGGGCATCCCGGACTGCAGGCCATCGACACGCGGAGGCGCCCCCGGCGAGCTGAAGAAGCCGCTGATTGCACTAAATAGGCTCATTAAAGCACCAGTGGGTCAGAGAGAAAGGAATCAAGATCAATCGGTTCGTGTTCGGCCTGCATCACGCCTTCAGCCATCGCCAGCGCCACCATTCCGTCAATGCGGCCTGTCGCCTTGTGCTTGTCGAGCTTTCGATTGCCTGCCGGGTCTTTCGTTACGACTGAATTGGCAGCACACATGGTCAGAACTGGGTGGTTTCCGTGCCGAATCCTGCCGTTTAACAGGTCAGATTCCAGCGTATCCAGGGCCGGAGACATATCTTTGAAGCCCTGGCCGTACTCAGAGAGCGGATAATCCAGCCCCAGGGTGTCGCAATCCTTCCTGAAAACGTCGATTCGCCACCGGTCAAAGGCGATCAGGGACACATTGAGGCCCCCCAGTATCTCGCTCATCTCAGCCGCTACGAATCCATAGTCAACCGTGGCGCCCGGTGTGGTCCGCAGGTAGCCCTCACGCACCCATACGTCATAAGGCACGCGGTCACGCTTGGCTCTGTCGTACAGTCCCTGCTCCGGTGTCCAGAAGTAGGGGAACACGTGGACTAGTCCGTCAGCATCCCGCCCGGCCAGAACCAGGGCGGTCAGGTCTGTGCGTGCCGAAAGGTCAAGGCCGCCGAAGACCTCTAGCCCTTCCAGTGAGGCCGGAGGTTCGCCGCAAGACTTCCAAACGTCCGGGCTCACGAAGGGCGAGACAGTCGAAACTCTTTGATTCAGGCACAAATTCCGGAATGTGTTCTCGCTGCTCGGCATTCTTGAGGCTTTAACCGCCTGCTTTTCCAAGTCAGACAGCGATCTGAAGATGCCCAGTGCCGGGTTTGCGGCCTTCCATGCCTTCATATCCTGCAGATCCGCCTCTGAATCGGCGGTATATACATGGCTAACGATGGTCGGATCTTTCGATTTCTCGGCATCATCAAGCCAAACGCTGAACAAATCGGCGTCTGTTGCGGCCTGAGTGCTTATCGCAATCAGCAGCGGGGCATCGTGTGCGCCCTGTGCCGTGGTGATTGCGTCGATGAAATCGTCTTGTGGGCCTCTTACCTGGCCGACCTCATCCAGTATGGCGAGGATGGGAGAGAGGCCGTGCGTGGTCTTGCCCTCTGCTGCCAGTGCCTTGTATTCGCTATTGAGCGGCAGCCCTACCAGTCGCTTACCGCTCGGGATAATGTGAACGATCTCGGCCAGCTTCGGGTTAAGGTTAATCATCTTGCAGGCCAGGGCGAAAACGATGCCCGCCTGCTCTCTGGACATAGCGCCGGAGACAATCTGGCTGTTCTGTTTGGCTTCCGGGCCGACCAGATGAGCCAACAGGATGCCTGCGATAAGGGCTGTCTTGCCGTTCTTCCTGGCGATGCTCAGATACGCGGTGCTTGTGCCTGCCGGGTTGTCGTACACAGCCAGTAGGAACCGCTTCTGAAAGCCCGCCAGGACTATCGGCTGGCCGATCAACTTGCCTTCAGGCACGCGGCAGAATCGCTCAATGAATGCGCAGACCTTTTCGCCTCGGGTCATCAGTGGACCGGCTTGGATATCAGGCTGTCATCCTCTTGTTCGGAAAAGCCAACAGCCTGGCGGTGTGATTCGTTCTGCTTGGCCTGCTTGTTAGACTTGCCTTGGGTAGCCTCGGCATGAATCTGCAGGTGAGCGCTCAGCATTCGGATGCGCTTCGCCAGCATGTCGGCCCGCTTCTCCATTTCTTTCGAGTCGAACAGTTCAGTCTCGTCATCATCCAGTGGCGGGACCAGTGAAAGCGTCAGGTATTTCTCAAGCTCTGCAGAGATGACTTCAAGCCGGTACATGCAGCGGGCAATCTCGGCGGCCACTACAAGATCGTTCTTGGTCCAGGCGCGCTTTGCCTTGGCTGTCGTCACAAGCTCCCAGAACGGCTGCACGGCCTCGCTGATTGTTACCCCTGCTGGGGCATTGGGTGCGCCGCTTAACGCCCCCTGAACGATGTCAGTGACGCCTGCAGCGCTGTCTGATCTCTTGCGCCTGCTCATAAGCTGTCTCTTATACACATCTGACGCTGCC